CCACTACGCATAACAGATATGTGGTTATCAGAAGGTGGTTCACTATTACCAGTAAAAGAAGCTGAAGAAAGAGAAAGAGAATTAGTTAGAGATAACTTATATGAAACACTAGGTACTGCTATTGATATGTATTGGGATAGTGCTGCACAATATGGTGTTAATTATCAGATTAAAACAAATCCTAAACCTATTTACAACTTTCCAATAAAAGCTGGAGATGATTTAACAGGTGAGTTTATGATGTATATAAGTCCTGATAAACTAAAACTAAATGGTATTATTCCTAATGATGCTGTTATTGTACTACACGACCCATATATATCTGATGAAATGGATAAAGGTGGTTCATTAGGTGCTGCATACTTTATTGTTAATCCTAAGTATGAAGTATATGGACTTCCAGGAAATGAAATAGCAGCTACATATATTGGTAAAAACTTAGATGGTATAGATAGATATAATGAAGTATTAGAAATGGGAATTGCACTATATGGCAACCCTGTTAGAAATTTATGGTATGAAGCTAATAGAGGAGATAGACTTAGAGCTTATTTCCTAAAGAAAAAGAAAGCTGATTTACTATGTCTTAGACCACAGTTTGAACAAGGGCAATTTATCTATTCTAAAACAGTAAGTCAAACTGGATATATAGTAGGAAATAGTCTAGCTAAGATATCATTAGTAGATGCTCTTAGAGATTGGCTTTTAGAAAAAAAAGAAGTTAATGGGATAGAAATTTATAACATAGAAAGGATTCCTTGTATATTTACCATTAGGCAAATAAAGAGTTATAACATGAAAGGAAACTTTGATGGCGTTTCAGCGTTATTAGGAGTAACTTTAGCTATTGGTGAACAGAATCATAGAATGATGAATAAATCTAAAACTGTAGCATTGCAGACAATACGTAATCATATAAATAATAGATGGAAGCGGTATTCAACTTAAGAGAAAGAAATAAATCAGATGATTGGTATAAAAGTATAATGAACACCATTGTACCTTTTAATAATACCAACATGGAATCTTATGAGAAGTATAGGCTTATCTATGCTATTCTTAATAATGATGGTAGTGTATTATTCAGACAATTATATGAGTTATGTAATCCTGAAGGGGATATGTTTAAATTACCATTTGAACAAGATAGAGAAATAGTTATCTACAATAGATTATATCCTAAGTTTATGTATCTCGTTGGACAGATGTTAAAACGAGGTGATAACTTTGATGTATTATTATTATCTGATAGAGATAATGCTGCAAAAGATGAAGAAATAAAGAAAGTATTAGAAGCAGCAATCAATCAAGAGTTAATGATATTCCAAGCTCAAATGGAAGCTGGAGGTGCTAATGCAGAACAGATTGAAGAATCTATGCGCACTATGCCTAAACCTGAAGATATAGATATAAAGAATTTTAAGAGTGAGATGGAAATATTCTATAATGATGTTGTAGAATACTTTAAAGTTAAGTTTGATATAAAGTCATTAAAGTCATTATCATTTAAACATGTACTCGCAGTAGATAGATGTTTTATGGTAGTTGTAGAAAAGAATGGACAACCACATCCAATGGTATTAAATACACTCCATTGTGGTTTTCATAAGAATAGTAATGAAGAAAGAATAGAGAAAGGAGACTATTGGTGGTATAGAACACCAATTACTGTTACAGAAGCTATTGATGAATTAGAAGGTAAAGTAGAAGATGAAGTATTAGAAAGACTACGAGGTTATACATCATCTAATTACTTAACACCTAATACAGCATGGGATGTAACTAGTGGACAAGCTAAATCACAATATAATTATCTTAGTGTAGAAGAAGGAATGGAATCTAGGTTTCATGATAATAGATACATAGGACAATCAACAGGAACATCTGGAGATAGAAGATATAGAGCTAATCAATTAATATGGAAAACATACTTAGAGTTTAAAGCTTATAGAGAAGTTATATTTCTTACAATGTTTAATGAATACAATGAAGTAGTTACTGAAGTAGTAGATAGTAAATATCCTATTCCTGAAGATGCAGCTACTACATTTATTGTTAACAGATATAATCAGAAAGCTAAAAGATATGAATGGATAGATGAGTTTGGTAATGTAATGTATGCTGAAAAGATGTATATTCCTAGAAGATATGAAATAACCAGATATGGTTATGATATCTTTACTGATATGAGAGAAGTTCCTAATCAACCACTATCTATTGATAATCCTTATGATTTTGAGTTATCTTGTAAAGGTAGAATATTCTCAGGATTAAATGCTGAATCTATATCATTAGTAGAAAGAGCATTACCATCACTATTACAATATACATTTGTTAAAGACTTACAAAATAGAGAGTTAGCTAAATACGAAGGCTATATAAAGAATATTGATGCTAGTCAGATTCCTGATTATCTAGCTATGGATGAAAATGGTAATCCATTATATGAAGGTGCTGATAAACTAAAAGTATGGAGATACCTAAGACGTACACTAGGAGATAGTTACTATGACCCAACAGCTACTACATCAGGATTACCAAACAATCAAAGAACTACAGCAGTAACAGCTGAACAAGCTGGTTCTATTGGAGAGATAGTTAATATGCAACAGTTGTTAGACTTGATAGATAGAGAAATGGGAATGCAAATGTTAGTACCACCACAAGCTGAAGGTATTTATTCTCCAAGTTCTAATGTATCAGATAATCAACAAGCTATAGCACAGTCATATACTATGGCTGAAGAATACTTTAGACTACATCAATTAGTAATAAAAGAAACAGTAAATGAATACGTTACACAGTTTACTAATTACTATCGTAGATTCTTTGAGACTAATCCAGAAAAGACTGAAACATTCTTAAACTATGTTACTAGTGATGGAATGAAAAAGACTATAAGAGTTAAACCAGAATTATTAAATCATGAAGATTTAGGAATCTTTATTCATGATGGTGACTATAATGAAAGGTATCGTCAAATGATGACACAAATGATACAACCATTAGCACAAAATGCTGGAGAAGGAGCTGAAAGAATATCAGAATTAGTAATGGCAATGACTAGAGGTGATAGTCCAGAAAAAGTACATAAGATGATTGCTGCAGCAGCTAGAGAACAAGAACAAAGAATGCAGCAACAAGGACAACAACAACAACAAATGCAAGAGCAACAATTACAAGCTCAAGCACAAATGAAACAACAAGAGCATAATAATAAACTAGAACAAATCACATTAACTAAACAATTAGATGCTGAAATAAAAGCTATGGATGTTTATAAGTTTACTGATGATTTGAATGCTGATAAAGATGGTATTCCAGACCATATTGAAGCTTATAGAGCTATGAGAGGATTAAACCAAAAAGATAGAGAGTTAGATATTAAAGAGAAAGATATAGCTAGTAAAGAAAGAATAGCTAAAATTTCTAAAAAAGAGAATACTAAGTCATCTAAATAGAATTAATTGAATAACATAAAATATATTTGCTTATGGAAATAGGAGATGATTTTCTACCAGAGTTGGATTTCGACTTTATAGAAGAAGAAGAGGATGAAGTTGTTGATGATAAAGTAGTCAATGATGAGATTCCTGAAGAAGAAGAGGATGCTAATCCTGATGATGATTCTGAAGATGAATTGTCAGATAATGTTGATACGGATGACAATGCTGTTGCAGCTTTTAATTATTACAAGGATAATAATTTTCTTACTATCGACCACGAGTTTGATGGTACATTTGATTCACTGAAAGAAGCTTTAGATAAACAAGCTCAAGTATCACTAGTAGGTGCTATACAAAACTTTCCATCTTTTTTACAACCCATTATTGAATATGCTACACTCAAGGATGATATAACTCCTGAAGAGGTAGCTAACTTTTTGATGCAATATCAACCACCTTCATTTACTGAACAAGATTTACAGAATGATAATGATTTAGCTGAGAACTATCTTACTAACTCATTAAAAGCTGAAGGTCTTGATGATGATGAAATTGAAGATAGAATTGATTACTTGAAAGATAGAAATCAATTAGCTAAAGAATCAATAAGACAGTTTAGAAAAGATGAGCAAGTTAGAGAACAAGAAATGAATAGTCAACTGGAATATGTTAGACAACAAGAACAAGTAGAACAACAACAACAAGAAGTATTTGTACAGAACTTTGGTCAAGTATTAAATGATACTAATTGGAGAACTGACCATAAGCAAGTAATTGCTCATGAGTTTACAAGTGGAAACTTTAAGACTAGAATGGAACATGTATTTGAGAATCCTAAAGCATTAGTTAAGTTAGTAGATTTCTTAGCTAATTATGATGGTGAAGATATAAACTTAGATAAATACAAGAAATCAGCATTTAGTCCTTCAGTAAAAGGAGTAAAAGATACGGTAGAAAAATATTGGTCTAGCTCATCACTAGCTAATAATAAATCAGCAAGAGGTGGAAATCCTAAAGTAGATTTATCGGAATTAGAACTTATATAAAATAATAATAAAATGGAAAGAAAAACCGCCCTTAAAGTAACAGAATACAAAGGATTTGGTGGAAACTTCTTCGATAGTGTATCTCATAGTGCATTGTTTAGAGATGACCAGCCTTATGACTTTGGTGTTATGACTGCACGTTTGTTTTCTAGTTCAACCAATTTAGGTTTAACTAACAAGCGTTGGAATTATTTAACTATGGCTCAAGGTAATTACTGTGTAATTCCTGGTGGTCGTAATGAGTATGCTTGGTCTGTAATTGGTGATGCTGATGTTGACTTCCGTGTTACGGAATTGTTAGTTTCAGAATCAGCTAATCCTGGCAAAGCTAACACTACTTTTGCTATTGCTTTAGACCGTAATTGGTTAAAAGCACCAGTAGTACTAAAGACTGCATCTGATAATGCACCATTACTAGAAATTATATCTGGTCCTGAACCACTTGGAACTCATTCATTTAGATATGAAGTTAAGATTCAGGATGGTAATCCTAATAGTTGGATTCCTGTAGAATACTTAAAACCTGGACAAGTTGTTACTCGTGTATCTACTCGTGTAACTAATGAAGAGAATACTAAATATGGTACTGACCAATACTCAAGTCAAATGAAACTTCGTGGTGTTGTAGGTCAATATGCTAACGAAGTATCTTTCACAGATAGGTTTATTCGTATGGAATTAGCTGCTAGTAAGTCTGGTAAATCTAATACTGGAACTTATGATGACCATGATGGTAAGAAGTACAGAGATGCATTCTCTCG